TTTGAGTGGAGGTGTTTGGCTGCTGCTTCAAACTTGCCATGGTCAAACGAATCCTTTTTGTCCTCTGCAAGGGTTATGGTTCCTGCTTCACCATAGAGACTATGCAGCGCCTTATGGAACAGATGGTATTGACCAAGGGGACCATCACCCCCTAATCGAAAAAACTTTGTTCTTTCTTGCCTGTAATCTCAATGCCGTATTTGTCAGCAAAGTATTTTGGATCTATCTCATAACCACCGGTGATTAACATGCGTTCCACCTCGCGGATATGCTCAGGCGTGAACACAACCGTATCATCCCAATCAAAGGTAAAACCAGCAACAGGGAAGCCATGCTTAACCATGAAAGGTATGAGTTTATTGTTTACGACATTACGCACCAGTTTTTGGTCTTCCGCAATGACATTCTCAAATACCTCAAGATGGACTTGTGACTGAGAGAGTGACGAACCCGAATCAATGGTCATAGTCTGATTAAGTATGCCCTTTGATATTTCCGAATTGGCACGGTCGATTCGTTTGTCATACACATTGTATGCGTCACCGCGTGTGGATTCTTTGATTTCAATATCGGTACCTTCTGGGAACACACCCCAGAACGCGGCACCCATCTTAGCCATCATTTTCTCAATCAGACCACGCGATTCTGTGTCTTGGCTGGTTGTTTTCGCAATACGGATAGGCATACCGAAGATTTCACCGAAACCGTCCCAGAACGAAAGCATATTCTTTTTGCTCAATGCTGATGGACAGCATTTCAAAAATAGCCCTAAGTCATGGGAGCGCCCCACCTCAATAGACCAGTCTGCAAATTCCCCCTCACGGTAGCTAATACCACTTTGCGGAACATCGTTTTGGTTGCGAACGATTACACCATATTCTGGGCGCACATGTTTTCTTGGGATGAGTTCCGGAATAGGGAACTGCATTTTGCCATCTTGCTCAATGGGGACATCAAACTGTATGAGTGAATGACCATAATACCGGCTATCCAATACAAGGGATACAAACTCATCGAACCACTCCGTTTCAAACAAGGCGGTCATTTCATCGTTTTTCTTTCCTGACTTATCCACCAATTTGAAGCCACGCTTAGAAACGAAGCCCTTGCGCTGACCTACACAACCCGTCAAGTGCATATCAATAGCAACATCCGTATAGATGTCTAATAACGCACACCGGTTTGGGTTTTGCACATCAATGGCGCGTTGCCAGGCCGCGCGCCAGGCTCCAATATCCTTTTTTGTTAATAACTCAGTTTGCACTTGCAGATCAATGAGCATCTTTTTAGTGTCATTGCTGCTTGCTTTGCGTAGAGAGCGCACCATTTCCGGTGTGTAATCACCTTTGAAAGCCCCCAATCGTATATAGTCAAAAATGTTCATAATGATAGTATTTTAATAGCCGTATTCGCTTCGTTCAATGCCGCCGTATGAAATGGGTGTACCAATGTCTTTGCCGGATTCATCCGTCATTACAGGAATATCAGGTGTAGCTTTGCCGGCTTGCACATCTTTCAGCCAAGCAATCGCCTTTTCATAGCGTTTTTCGCGTATTTCAAAACCGATTCGCTTAGGTAGCCATGCGATTAAGTGGTAGAGAGCCACATCACATGTAATCATAACCAACTGTGCATTACGCTCATCACCGCTTTTGGAAAAAGCCAAGGCAATGTTATAGCGTGAACGCATGTAAGAGGAAATTTCCTCTATCGCGTATTTTTCAGCGCGTGCCAGGTTGTTATCATCGGCTTGGTCAATGACACCTAATGTCGGTTCATCACAAACCGCCTTAAAGTCTGTTTTTAGTAAGAAGTTCATTAGTCAAGAATTGATTTGGTTACACGGTTATTATACAATTGGCTCCATGTCAAGTTACGCAATATGCGTTTGCGATGACGCAAGTACCGGTAACTTTGTCTATTGAAAATATAGGGATGACCGGCAATGTTAGCCACAATATAAAAATTGTTCTTGCGACCTTTATTGAGGCTGTCACATTTCTTAAAAGCTCTTTTGAATTGCCAATAGAGCAATAGATTTTGAAAAAACTTTACCATGAGTATCTATTATTTGTTGTTGTACCTATTACCGGTTCAAATGCTTCAACGCGTGTCTTTTGTTGTAGTTTGTAGATGGCACCCTCATCTGCATCAGGTCCATCATCGTGTCCGGACATTCCCTTTTCAAAAGCAAGGGTCTGTTCAAGCCCCGCTTGCATGTCAGGGTCGTTTTGTTCTGCAAGGTTATAGAACACAAAACCACGCTCCCATAATGGGCTGATTGCTTCAACACGTTGGAACTTATCCGGCTTTTTCCGTTTATCACCGACTATGGGCAGTTGATACCCGCGCTGTTCTCCCTCACGCCGGAACTCATCAAGGATGATATCTTGCATGAAGTTAGCTTCCATATAGAAAGAACACACCGCGTTTTCCTGTTGGATATGCTCATATAGATCATACACCCAGCGCACCATTTCCACAACGGTTGTTTGCCGGCAGAAAGCTTTAATGTGGTGCAACTCCCCATTTTTGGTTTTGCCCCATAGTTTAGCGGCTTTGTAGTCGTTTTTAGTGGTTGGCTTAAATGATGGGTCTATGTAAAGAACCAACTGTGCATATTCGCGCAATGCGGGTAAGCGCTTCCATCGGATCCAGTCGTTACGGAAAACGGCACCCTCTGTTATAGGGTTATTCATGTATTCCTTTTGGAAAGCGCGATATCCCATAAACTCTGCCTTGCTCTGAATTTTATCCGGCTTCCAGAACTCCGGCCATGATGGTTTGCCGTTCTTGTCATAGACATTGACCGTGCTAACAAACACGCCTTTTGTTTTGGCTATGTTAGCCAGAACACTACATTTGTTGATTAGGTTGCCCACCATAATAAAACGCCCACCTTGCGCACCAAAGGTACCAAACAGGGCTTCCTTAACCCAATCTGTTATTTTGTTTACGCGTGCATCATTATTGCATAACTCATCATCGTCTAAGTCATCAATAACAATGTAGTCAGGGCGGTTGTTCCTGTGACGCAAGCCACGTGGGGACTGACCACGACCAAGAGCAAAAAAGGCACAGTCATCTTGGGTGACAAATTTACCCTCTTGCCAGTCGCCTGAATTTACTTGTGGTCCAAAGTCGTTAATGTACCGTTGGTTGTATTGAAGTTCTGCTTGGATATCGCCCAAAAGAGTTTTGGCGTTATCCTCACTTTTACCAACCAAAACCATCACATCAATTTCGCGCTGTTTCTGACATTTGAGCCACATAGGCACAAATACATCCATGTGCGTTGATTTAGCATGACCACGCGCCCATTTGAACACGGCACGCAAATCACGATTGTGCAGGATCTTATGCGCTGCTTCAATGTGGAACTTTGCCGATGGGATGATAAGACCGGTTCCTTTGTCCTGGCAGTAGTGAGGAAAATAGTATTGCACAAAGAAAGCGTAATCCTTGCGGACGCGCTCAATGCGTTTGAGGCGTTCTTGCTCAGTCTCAACCGCTGCTATACCCGTCATGCTTTGAATGAGGGCGCAATGTTCACGCCATTGCCGGAGAGCTTCTTTTTGTGAAACACTTGCCATATTATTCTACAGTGCTCACGCTTGTATTACCAAGTTTTTCCCCAATAAAGGTATCTTGGTATTTGTTAATGACCTTGACCAGTTCCGGTGTAAGTTCAGAATCAACTTGCATACGTGAAACAAGCCACTTGTTAAATGCAGAGAACACCTCAATAATAGTGATGATGTTAGTCTGTTTGTCGAGTTTTTCAACGGCATTAGCCGCTTTACAAATTTCATCGGCGGTCCATTGGCCGCTTTGTAGTTTGTCATCAATCTGTTGGAGCATCTTGGTGACTAACTCTTTTCTTGAAACGGTGTTGGCTGCACGCAAGGTGTCCCATTTACCGTCTTTGATCCAGGAACAAATTGTGTTTCTGGAAACGCCCACTTTATCAGCGATATCCTTTTGCGTAAGTCCTTGCATAAAGTACATGCGCGCCAGTTCTTGCCGTTGTGATTGTTCTAAAGATTTTTGTTTCGCCATAATGTAAAAGAGGCACTTGTTATGCCTAACCGGCTGCAAAATTACTACATTATATCCGAATAGAAAAGAAACCGTCCAAGCGTTAGACAGAAGTGTCCAAGGGTTAGACACTTTCTTTGGTATATGATAAAATATGTATAATTTTGCACCGAAAATCAAATTTAACCAACAATTAAACACCGTTTTAACAACATGGCAAAAGAAGTTGTAATCAGTAATTCGCGTTTGAACTCTTATGGATTTAGAGTTTTGACGGAAGGCATTGACACAACCCAATATGCGCGCAATCCTATATTATTGTGGATGCACAACAGACCATTCCGCGGAACCACGGATGAAGTGCTCCCATTAGGAAAAATGGAGAACTTGCGCATTGATGGTGATAATCTGATTGGTACACCTGTCTTTGACGAAAAAGATGAGTTTGCCCAAAAGATTAAAGCCAAATGGGAGAGTGGCATTTTGAAAATGGTAAGTGCCGGCTTGGAAGTTATTGAGCAAAGTGATGATCCGTCACTTTTGGTTCAAGGACAGCGCCGCGCAACAGTTACCAAGTGTAAACTTTTAGAAGTCAGTATCGTTGACATCGGGTCTAATGATGACGCGCTGGCACTCTATCATGGTGATAAGGTCATCAAGTTAGATGCTGGTTCGGATCAGGAACTCGACTTTTTGAAACTTAATAAACAACCAAAACAAAAACCGCAAATGAAACAAATTGCATTGAAACTCGGCTTGCCTGAATCGGCCACCGAGGCGGAGATTGTAGCAGCTATTGCTACACTCCAAAACAAAGCTGATGAAGCTGTAAAACTCCAAAAGGAGAGTGAAAAACTGTCTAACCAGGCAATCGAGGCCGCCGTTAATGAGGCTGTCAATCTCCGCAAGATTACCGCTGACAAAAAAGAGCACTTTGTGGCTCTTGGTAAGAAGGTTGGTATTGAAACCTTGACAACGACTTTGGCATCCATGCAACCGGCAAAACTCCCGTCCGATTTTGTCAATCCTGAGAATCCCGGTGCAGGCGAGTACAAGAAACTGAGTGAAGTACCTACTGACAAACTGGAGCAACTCCGCAAGGAGAACCGCGATCTGTACGTTAAGTTGTACAAAGCTGAGTATGGTTTTGAGCCAGCAAAAGACTAATCAACCATTTTTTTAACAAACATTTTTAATTCAAACAACATGAAAAAGATCCTTTTTCTTTTGATGGCAGTCATTTTGAACTGCTTTGTAGGCGGAACCATTACCGCCGCAGTGGGCTTTAGCCCTGTAGTTGGTGCGGTTGCTGCTAATGCTATTGCAGCCGTCAGTCCTCTTATCGCCCCGCAAGGTGGCGCTTTGCGTGCCGGTCTTTATGCTGAGATTTGGACCGGTGAAACCATTAAGGCTTTCCGCAATAGTTTAGAAAGCATTGGATGGCTCAGCAAGATTCGTAGTTTTGATAGCCAAGTTGCAAAAAACAACACAATTAACTTTGTTGACCTTGGCGGCGATCCTACAGTTTTAGTAAACAACACAACTTATCCCCTTGGCGTAGAAACATTGGATGATGCAAACAAAGCTATTGGACTTGACAAATACCAAACGAAAGCTACCAAAGTTACCGATGATGAGGCACGCGGTTTGAGTTATGACAAAATAGGTTCTGTCATTGAGCGCCATCGTGAAAGCGTTGACGAAACGAAGATTGCCCGTGCATTGCACGCTTTGGCTCCAAGTTCTAATGGCACAAAGACCCCTGTTATTCTCACCTCAGGTTCCGTATATGGAACGCGCAAGCGTATCACCGTTGATGATATCATTGCACTCAAAGAGCAATATGACAAGATGAAGGTACCCGTACAAGGTCGTATCCTCGTTTTGTGTCCGGAGCATGTCAATGATCTGTTAGTGCAAGATAAGTCTTTTGCACAACGCTACAACAACACCACTACCGGTAAGATTGCAGACATGTACGGCTTTGAGATTTACGAGTATGTGGATTCGCCTGTTTACAACACGTCCACGAAAACAAAGAAAAACTTTGGTGCAGCTCCCGCTGCTACTGATGGTAATGCTTCCGTTGCTTTCTATGCACCGCGCATGATGAAGGCAACCGGTGAGACGAAGGCTTATATCGATGAGCCAGACACTCAGAATCAAGAATGGCGCTACAACCTCCGTCACTATTTCATCTGCTTGCCGCTTAAGAATGAGGCTATCGGTGCAATTGTTAGTGATGTGGCTTCCGGTTCAACTCCAACCATCACCGGTGATGACAATGTGGCTCTTGCTGCAACTGCTACCTCTAAACAACGCACCTATGCAACCAGCAATGGTGCCAATGTAACGGCTCAAACGGATGCTGATTGGTTGACTGTAGCCGCAAGCGGTAAGAAAGTAACCTTTACCCCGCAAGCATACGCCCATGCAGACGAAGGTGACAATCCGCGTACTGCAACGGTTGTTGTAGGTATTGATGGAACGGGAGTTACTATGAATGTAACCGTTTCGCAGCCGATGGCCGAAGCGTGATAATTTGAAGTTATGAAGACCTCAAAGAATCAAGTTAATCCAGTATTCAGCGAGAAGGCCAAGTGCCTTTTCGTTGAATACCCTAACATCCGCAAGGTATATTTCACAACGGACAAAATGGCGTTCTTTGATGAGCGTGAAGCCCGTACCCATGCGGATTCATTGAAAGACAAATCAATAACAACCATTCAAAAATAAGAATATGTTACCTGGAGTAAAAATTGACTTTCGCAATGGCGCATTAGGAAGCGTGGTTCCCAGCGCGGATTGTGTTGCAGGTCTGATTGCAACAGCAACAGCCATTTCCACTACTTTTGTATTGGGGCACACTTACATCCTGTACAAGTTGGATGACCTTGCAAGCCTTGGTGTCACTGCCGAAAATAACGCTTGCCTGTATAAAGCAGTGCAACAGTTTTACGATGAGGCCGGTGATGGTGCAGAGCTTTGGATTATGGGCGCGCCTAACACAGCAAAGCCCTCTGACATTGTGAATAAAGACAATTCAACATTTGCCTATGCAAAGAATCTGATTCAAGTCGCCAATGGCCGTATCCGTTTTTTAGGTGTAGCTTATCAACCCGCAAGCGGGTATGAACCAACCATTACTGATGGTTTGGATAGTGATGTATGGCAAGCAGCCCTTAAAGCTCAGGCATTAGCAGAATGGGCTACACAATCATTGTATGCCCCGTTGTTTGCCGTTCTTGCCGGTCGCGGATTTAGTAACGATAATATCGCAGACCTCAAAGACCTCACCACGCTTAATTACAACCGCGTTGGAATTATGATTGGTGATGTCGAAAGTGACAGTGAAGGTGCTGCTATTGGTCTGCTTCTTGGTAAGATTGCTGCCGGTCCTGTTCAGCGACACATCGGGCGCGTGAAGGATGGCGCATTAAAGACGCTAACAGCCTTTGTTGGCGATCAAGACCCAAGCATTGCCAATGTAGAAACCATCTTTAACAAGGGATATATCACTTTCCGGACATTTACCGGAAAAAGCGGATATTTCTTTACGGATGATTGTCTTGCAACCGCTGTGGATGATGACTATCGAAGCATAGCCCGCCGCCGTACCATTGATAAGGCATACCGAATCATCTATAACACCATGCTTAACAATGTGAACGATGAAATCCCCATCACTGATGCAGGTTGCCTTGTTCCATCTATGGTTAAGTCATGGGAAAGTGACATTATTTCTGACATTGTTAGTCAGATGACAGCACAAGGTGAGCTTGGTAGTGATCCGAATGATGAGAATGATATGGGTGTCAAAGTTTATATCAATCCCAATCAAACGGTTGTCTCAACCAGTAAGATTGCGGTGCTTGCTCAAGTGAAGCCTTATGGCTATTCTAAATATATTGATGTTGAACTCGGTTTTGTAACCGTTAATTCGGAGGGTTAATTATGCACATTATCAATGGTAGGCAATATGAATTTGCCGACATCAGTTTAGTTCTCGGTGGCCGTGATGTCTGTGGTTTGCGTGGCATTAGCTACAAAGAGAAACAAGACAAAGAAGTCATCTATGGCAAAGGGAATCGACCCCTATCCATTCAAAAAGGGAATATCTCGTATGAAGGCACTGTTACAATGCTTCAATCTGAGGTTGATACCCTTAAAGAATTGGCACGAACAAAGCATGGCAGAGCTTCCTTAATGGCTCTAAATCTAAATGCTGTTGTTTGCTATGGTAATCCGGCACAAGGCGATGTCATGATTACTGACCGTCTCTTTGACATCCAATTTACCGAAGAACCGAAGGAGTACAAACAGGGTGATAAGTTCGCTGAAATAGCGTTGCCATTCATTTGTACTGACATTCAATATCACACGCTTTAATCATTACTAAATCAATCAAAAATGGAAAAACTAACTAAAGAACAAATTGCTGAATTAAAGGCAAAACATGGTGAGATTTTCAAAATCACCATAGAAAGTGGGGAATCGTGTATTTTACGCAAACCCAATCGTAAAGAACTTGGCTATGCCAGCGTTGCCGGTAAAGACAATCCATTAAAGTTTAATGAGGCCATCCTCAATGCTTGTTGGCTTGCTGGTGATGAGGAAATCAAAAAAGACGATTCCTTGTTCTTAAGCGTTGGTCAAAGGATTGGTGAGATCATTACGATTAAAGCGGCTGAACTGGAAAAGTTATAGAGGCTGCCGAGGTGAATGATGGGGAACGGGTGCGTATAATCAATGCAGAATTGCGTTATTATATGCACATCCCCGACCCCGACAGCCTAACTGACGAAGAATGGGCATGTAGATTCAAAGAATTGGAATATATTAGGAAGATGGAAGCACAAGGGAATGCGACTAATGCCACAACCCCCAACTATTAAGAGGGGACGGATAAGAAAGCCAGTTTGTGTGACCAAACCCAAACCGTTTTTGATTTTTACGCTCTTTATCCCGTTTACATTCTGCTAAAATTCGTTCTTTTTCACTATCCGTCATCTTCCCTGTTGCAATACGAAAAATTGTGTGCAGGAAGATAGCTACACAGAAAAGAAGTACGACAGCAGCAACGGCCAATAATATGTATAAAATACATTTCACGCTGCAAAGATAATAAAAAAAATTGAATTGACAAAATTTTTATGGTAAATACTGTTCAATTTACAATAAATTTGAATGGAAATGCCTATACTGGCATTGCTCAACTTGATAAAGCGCTTGGGAAATTCAACATGAATGCCTCAAGCACTCCCAAATTGTTGGAGCGTATCAATGGAGCAGCATTCAAGATAAACAATATATTTGCAGCAGCTCAGACTACCATCGGAAAAGTGTCTGGCTCTATTGAAAAGATGATAGATGTTGGTAGTGAAAACGAATTGCAAAAAATGAACATGACAACGCTGTTTAAGGGTAACGCAAAGGCAGCGGAAGAAATGTTTGACAAAATATCTCAGTACGGAAAAAGTAACTGTTTACGACAAAGCCGGACTTCTCGAAGCACAAAAAACGATGATGTCATTTGGCTTGACCGGTGAAAAATCATTTGCCACACTCAAACAGATAGGTGATATCGCGATGGGTGACAAACAAAAAATGCAGTCTCTGGCATTGGCTTTTTCCCAAGCATCAAGTGCCGGTAAGTTGCAAGGGCAAGATTTTCTACAACTCATCAACGCAGGTTTTAACCCATTGCAGGTTATAAGTGAACGTACAGGGAAAAGTATGTCTGTACTGAAAGACGAAATGAGCAAAGGAAAGATCACCGCCGATATGCTCAGCCAAGCATTCCAGTGGGCAACCGATGAACAGGGTTTGTTCTATAATGGGGCAGAGAAAGCTGGAACTACAACGATTGGCCGTCTTAATCAAATCAAAGACACATTTAGTGAATTTATAATTGGTGTCTTTGATAAACTCAAACCGGTTATTGACACATGCCTTGATTTTGCCACAAATGTATTAGGTCGATTGCCAAACATGTTGGAGAATGTTTGTGGTGCTATTCAGAGGGTAAACGGATTTTTCTCCGATTTTGGTCCAATCATAATCGGTGCAGCCGTGGCTGTTGGCATATTGACCGCAGCCATGAAATGGCAAGACATCGTGCTTGATATCCTCATTGCCAAAGAAGCCATCATTAAATTTGCAACAGAGGCATGGACAGGAGCGCAAGCGGTGTTAAATGCGGTGATGAATGCAAATCCAATAGGTTTGATTATTGCTGGAGTAGCAGCATTAGTTGGTGTAATCATTTATTTGTGTAAGCATATAACAGGACTTTCTACCTTATGGGATGCTGTATGCCAGTTCTTGAAATACTCTTTTTATGCCGTTGTAGATGGAATTAAATTGTATTTTGAGACTTGGGTAAATGGGTTCTTATTGGCATTAGACAAGGTTAAATTAGGATGGTATAAGTTCAAAGAGGCTTGTGGCTTAGGCAATAGTTCTGAGAACCAGGCAATGATTAACCAAATCAATGCCGATGTTGAAGCGAGGAAGCAAGCTATTCTTGATAGTGCAAAAGCCGTTACGGACAATGCTGTTAAAGCTGCACATGCTTTCGATAATGTATCTCTTGGATGGAAGTCAACCAAGAAAGCAAGCCCGCAACAATCTGCAATGTCAACCAATGAGCAGTTGGTATCTGCTGTAACATCCGGATCAAATGCAAATTCATTTGGTGGTGGTGTGAATAACCAAGACACAACAGCCGTTGCAACCGGTGGAACACGCAATACCGAAATTCACATTAGCATTGGTGATATGATAAAGCAAGTGATTTTTAATGGAACCACAAGCGAAAACAAACAGGAAATAGAACGAAATTTTGCTGAATGTCTATCCCGTGTTCTGGGTATGGCTCAGGCAAGTATAGGATAAGGTATGTTTATTAACTTTGCAACAGGATTAACGCTTCCGCCGTTTTGGTTAGATCATCCGGTACATGTATTAAAGGAAGATGAGGCTTGGAAGATAAGCCAAGCAGAATTGGTGGGCAATCTCTACCAATGTCCGTTAAGGTTAAAATTGAAAAGTGCCCCTGAAAGTGCACTGTGGACATTGCCATTTGACCCCGTGATTTCAGTTAGCGGTGGAAACAAGATTGTCCGTACTGATGTACTGAAACAAGACAATAGTAACAATGAACGCAGGGGAACCATTAAAGAGGTGTGGAGCCAAGACGATTACGAAATACAAATAGCCGGTTTATTCATGGGGGAGAATGATGATGATCTCCCGATGGAAGATATTGGCCGATTGCGTAACCTTTGTGAAGCACGTGAGGTTCTGGAGGTTGAATGTGATTTGTTGGATGTGTTCAATATTCGATATATTGCTGTTGACAAATACGACTTTGCACACACGCCTGGTCGCATGAACCAACAATTTAGTATTAAGGCATATAGTGATGACGATTTTAGTCTATTAGCAAAATGACCTATTACATGAAATATGACATAACCATTGGGGAATACAAGGTTCAGACCTTAAAATCAGTCTCTGTGAAAAAGTCCGTAGAACAATTATGTGACACGGCCATTATTACTTTGCCCGGTACCCTCATCAACGAGGCATTGGAAGTTAATGACAAAATCAAAGTGGGTGATCCTGTACGCATTGAATTTGGATACGATGGTTATATGAACGAGGAATTTACTGGGTATGTCAAGAAAATAAACACAGATGATGCAGATATTACGATTGAGTGTGAAGATGAATTATATTTGTGGGAAGTAATGATGAAGGATGAAGAACTACACTCAAAATCTTGCAAGAGCATCATTCAACACATAGCAAAGCAAGTTAGCTCAAAGACAGGAACAAATTATAAGGTAGAGTGCGATTATGATTTTTCATACAAAGATTTTACCATTTCACATGCAACGGCTGTAGATGTATTGCGAAAGATTCAAGGTGAGTGTAAAGCGTATGTCTATTTTGACGGGAACACACTCCACATGCACCCTCAATACGGAAAAGGGTCCTGGAGTGGTGAACTGGTAAAGTATGACATGGCCATCAATGTTATCAGCACAGAACTTAAATACGTTAGAGCCACAGATCAAAAGGTAAAAGTTGAATTGGAGTTCACCGGAAAGGATGGTAAAACTTATAAAGGGTCTGCCGGTGTGGAAGGTGGCAAAGTCATTAAGCGTGTTATAAGCTCTGATGATGTGGGCGCATTAAAGCGAGTTGCAGAAAACGAATATAACTTGTGGTGCTATGATGGGTATGAGGGAAGTTTGACAGGTTGGCTAATTCCCTATTGTAAACCTACAGATTATATAGAGATTCGGGATAAGTCAAAACTATTCAAGACGGGTCGCTATTATGTAGTAGCAACGGATGTAACCTTTTCGTCTGGTGGTGGAAGACGGAAAGTAACTATTGGGAGAAAAATGGGTTAGAAAGCAACACCCTGAGGATAAGACTTGCGAGGTTCACCAAGAACAACAACGATATCCGCACAGTTGCCATCCTCAACTAATTTGACGGTGTAATCCTCACCAGACTTTACAAGTTGGAACTCACCGCACCAATCAGGATCTTTGTCAACTATTTTAACAGTCATTTCCGGTGTTCCGGATGGAACATGATCGCCAGAGTGCCAAACACGGACATACACATCTGCCATCTCGTTCTCACCTACAATACGAACCTTGCCGGATAGATTAACGAAAGTGTCCCATTTGGTACGGAAGCCACAATCTCCTTCAGGATGAGCATCACCGGCAAAAACGGATAATGAAACAAAAGATAATAATATAAAACAAAGTTTTCTCATGGACATTTATAGTGAGATAAAAAATATACTACAAGAACTGTGCCAAACAGAAGGAACAACGGCATTACATCTTGCAAAAGTCAAAAATGTTAATGGTCAGACTTGTACTATTACCATTGGAGAACTGGAGATATCAGATGTTCGTTTGCGTTCTGTTGTCAATAATGATACAACTGGCATGTTGCTTACTCCCAAAGAAGGAAGCTTTGTCATGGTGACAGATTTGAGTAATGGGAAAAAGAGTGATTGGGCTGTTGTCATGTATAGCGAGTTGGAAAAAATAGAAACTAAAATCGGGCAGATGGAGATTAGTTTGTCCGGAGAAAAGATTAGCGTAAAGAAAGGATCCATAAATCTCTTTGACTTGTTAGATGGTCTGCTTAATCAAATACTGGCATTGACCGTTCCAACAGGAACAGGACCGAGTGGAACACCTGTTAACGCCTCAGAGTTTACCCAAATAAAAACAAAATTAGGTCAAAT